CTTATGAAGTTGCTGCCTTATGGTACGCAGAGTATAACACGAAATCTGGGATTGTATACATATACGAAGTACTTTCTTTTATGTATTAGCACTGCTAATAGTAGATTGCTTACTGAGTAGTAGAGTTAATGATATCTATGATAATGAATACTAATAGTATATAGACTTGACAAGTAGTACAGCTAATGCTGTGCTGTGAGTATGGGAGAAGATATGAATGCTACTGAGAAGGAGAAGGAAGCTTTGCTGAGCGAGATTCAGCAGAGTATCCACGAGGTGGCTAATGAGAAGCGGGGCTTAAAGCTCAAGTGCTTGAGCGTGTATGATCCCGCGAAGGTGGCTAAGTTGCTTTACCTGTACAGTACAGGGAGCAGCCAGACTAGGCTGGTACGTCACTATGGTTTCGAGCGGGATACTGTAATCAGTGTGCTTACGGACTACGCTGACCATATGGGTACGTTCAAGGAACTGAGCGGTAGGATAGCTGCTAAGAACTATCTGAACCTAAGTAGCCTAGAGGAGGATTTAATTGATAAGGTACGCGACCGCCTGGAGAATGATCCAGAGATGGAGGTCGGGTTCAAAGACATCAAGGAGTTATCAATAGCTAAATCCAATGCGGCTCGGGAGGCTATGACAGCTAGAGGTGAAGCTACGCAGATTACTGAGGACCGGAAGGTGTACACACAGGATGACTACGAGGCGACTATAGCTGCTGCTAGGAAGAGAATCGAGCAGGCTAAGGTAGCTGAGGTAATAGAAATCACGGACTGATATGAATAGACACCACGAAGCACAGAATGAATGGCAGCTAGTCACTGACCATTGGATAGAGTTGACCCTTAAGAAGTATCACGACTGGGACTCCGATGACCTGACCCAAGTCTTTATGCGTGGACCCTTCGCTGGCTGGAGCGAGCGTATGGTTCTGGAGTTAGCAATGAAGATGGATGATGCAAACAAGAAAGTACCTAGACATAAATTATGAAGATAACAATTGAACAACACGGGGAAAGCGTCTCGATTAACGCACCCGAAGATGACCTAACTACATATCAAATGGTAGAAGTGATGTGCCGTATGTGCCACGCCTTGGGGTATCACTCAAAAAGCATAGGTGAAGCATTCTATGCAACTGGTAACGATATGATAGAAACAGATGAGCACTAAAGGAAGCGGACCACGCAAGGGACACGACCAGGAGAAGCAGCGTAAGAACTACGATGACATCGATTGGTCAAAGAAAACCAAGTCAACTAAATCAAAGGTAAGGAAATCAAAATGAATGACCCTTTCTTTTATTACACGATTACATCCTTTTGGTTCATTATCACTCTAGCACTAGTACTGGATTATATATTATATAAGTAAATCAAAATGACAGACGACCAAGACATTGACATCATCTACGACCAGATTCGTGGAATACTAGGAGAGCACTTTCATAACTTCTGTTTCATCGTGATGGATGATGGTGGAGATTTGTTCTATGACTACACTAACTATAGGGTTGGTAAGATGTTAATGAACGAAGCCCTAGAGGACGCGAACTCTGAGTTAGATGCTGGTGGTTGGGACTGGCCTGAGGACGACGAAGAGGATGAGGATCTTATTTAGATATGTCTATTAACTTTACAGAGCACCCGATCCTGAAGCCGCCTACGGACGAGGAGATAGTACTTCTAGGGGAAGCTGACCCAAAGCTACTCCAAGAGCTTCACAGGGCGCACGAGGGCCGTATAGCCGCATCCGCAGATGATCCTATCCGCCACGGTTTCGACTTACCGGGCTGGGAGCGTATGTCCGAATCCTTTCGGGAGTACAACGAGGTACTAGCACTGGGCGGGAATCGTAGTGGCAAGACGACTGGCTGTGCTAAGCGGATTATGGAAGCCGTAAGTTCTAACTTCGATGGACACATAGTATGCTTTTCTCAGAACGCGGATACGTCAATCAAGGTACAGCAGCCAGCTATCTGGGAGATGATGCCCAAGGAGTTCAAGAAGAAGACCAAGAGCATTGACGGGTACATTAATTATTCAATGCAGAATGGGTTCACTGGTAGTTCGTTCGTGTTCCCTGACACTAGGACTCGCGTGGACTTCAAGACCTATACGCAGTTCAGTAATAACTCCACTATCCTTGAGGGTTTCGAGTTCGGGTTCAAGAAGGGCAGCATCAAGGCTGGGAATGAATCCAATATCGGAGCCTGGCTGGACGAGTACCTAGGTGACGCTGCTCTGGTAAACACGCTACGGTTCCGCCTAGCTACACGAGATTCAAAGATGGTGATTGGATTTACCCCTATTGACGGGTACACACCTTTCATCGCGGACTATTTAAAGGGAGCAGAGACGCTTGAGACTAGACCTGCTGCCCTGTTACGGGGCAAGGAAGTACCAACTAAGCAGTACAGTCCAAGTCGTGATGCGGCAGTGATATACCTGCATTCGGACGAGAACCCCTTCGGTGGTTACGAACGAATTGCGAAGGACCTAGCCGGGCGGCCAGAGGATGAAATAAAAGTCCGTGCGTACGGATTACCCGTGAAGTCAGCCAATGCTCTGCTCCCTTACTTTAATACCGAGGTAAACGTGCTCAATGAGAAGCCCAACAAATACAAGATGACGTTCCCCGACATTTCCGATAAGTCGAAGTTCACCTGCTATCAGGTCGTTGACCCCGCTGGTGCTAGGAACTATACCTGCATCTGGGCTGGGGTAAACAAGGACGGAGAGATATACATCCGCAAGGAGTGGCCGGATCGCAATACGTACGGCGAGTGGGCTATGTTCGGGGACCCGAAGTGGAAGTACGGCCCAGCAGCCAAGAAGATTGGTTTAAATGTTGAGGGGTACTGCGATCTCTTCAAAGAGATTGAGGACGACCTTGAGATTGAAGTAACCGAAAGAATTGGGGATTCCCGTTTCTTTGCTAGGGAGAACGAGAACAATGACGATCTCTTTACTTCCTTCTATGACTTCGGCCTAAGCTTCCTACCATCCGATGGTAAGATGGAAGAACAGGGCATCACGGCTCTGGATGACTGGTTTAACTACAATCCCAATGTGGACATTGACCAGGCCAACAGACCAAGGTGCTACATTCACGAGGACTGCGGTAATCTTATCGACAGCCTTATTAACTACAATGCAGGCGGCAAGCCAGAGGAAGCCCTAAAGGATTTCTTTGACGTTATCCGCTATTTGCGAATGTCGAATGGTGGGGAAGGTCCTGACTTTCTTTCATCAAATGATATGCAAACAACTAATACTCGAAAAGGAGGATACTAATGCCAAAGAAGAAACTAACACAACTCGCAGAAGAACAGGAAGTCACGTTCGATGAAGCTATGCAAATTGCCACTGATAAACTGCCGGAGGGTTCACTTACTGGAAAAGGTAAGAACACTTGGGTAAGCGAGGAGGGAACTAAGATCCTTGAGGAGTCCTTGATGATTGATGAGATTATCCCTAAGCACTACTCCGGGACTGTCCTAGCGGAATGCCCTAACCCGAAATACAATGTCGTCTTCAGCAAAGAAATCGGCAAGCGGGTAAACGTATTATTACCTCGCAAGTGGCAGGGTAAGCTAATCAAGAAGATTATCACTATCGAGGCTATTGAAGATACCAAGGGTGTAACTTATCGCTATGTCGGAAAGTAAAGATATTACTCTAGATAGAGTTTGGTGCAGGGAGCAGTCCGACCGACTTGCTAGCTGGGAGATTCTTCGGCGTCACGTTATGCACTCAAGCGGCATATCAATGACTAATGGTGACCTATGTGATACAATAGGAGTATCATCGACCTATACTATTCGATTGCTAAAATCTATACAAAAACGCCTCGACGACGACAATGCTGAATGAATCAATCTCTGAGTCCTTGACTTACGTCCAGGACGAACCCGACATCAAGACCCTACGTTACGCCTACGACCAGACGGTAACTGAACTTGATAGCTACTTTGACCTATGCCGTACTAGCTACGATGACCGCCGCAATTGGTGGCCGGGTAAGAGTCGTGACCACCGCAAGCACGGTGCTGACGCATTCCCTTGGGAGGGCGCATCCGATATGGAGTGCCACTTGATTGATGAGCGCATTACTCGACTAGTATCATTATTTATGGCATCGTTAAATCGAGCCAACGTCCGAGCATTCCCAGTCGAGAGTGGTGATATTGGTCGTAGCCGAATTGTTTCGGGTTTCCTAAAGTGGATGGTAAGTTCGGGATATATCCCACGCTTCTACCGCGAGATGGAACTCGGTGCTAACTATTTGCTTGAGCGGGGCATACTGATCACGTATGTCGGGTGGCATCGTGAAGATCGTCGATTCCTACAGGAACTGGACATCAATCAGATTGCACAAGTCAGCCCGGATGTAGCTGTTGCTATCCAAGACGGGAATGATGACGATGAATTAATTGCCCTGCTCCAAGCTACCTTTGAAGGAACAACCAAGAATCGTGCAAAGAAAGCTATCAAGGCTTTACGCAAAGAAGGTGTAGCTGAATTGCCAGTTGTACGCCGACAGGTCAATGCACCGGAAGTTAAGACACTAGCACCTGACGGTGATTTCTTCTTCCCTCCGTATGTTACTGACCCACAGCGAGCACCTTACTGCTTTTGGCGCACTTACTATACTCCACAAGAACTCGAAAACAAAGTTACAACAGATGGATGGGATCAAGATTTCGTTGACCACGTTATTGAGAAATATCGCGGCGTTAATATTGGATCAATTGAGCGCGAGCAAGAAGGTCGTCGCAGTATCAGCCTTACTGATAATGCTTATGAGGCCAACGAACTCATTGAGATCTGCTACGGATACCAGCGTCTAATTGACCAAGAGGACGGTGCTGAGGGCATTTACTGCACAGTGTTCCACCGTGAGTTCAGTGGCGATGAGACAACACCTGGCTACGCTAAGTACGAATTGCTTAATGGCTACGAGGACTACCCTGTTGTTGTTACGAAACTGTCAGAGGACAGCAAGCGACTTTATGACACATCTACTGTGCCTTCATTGCTCCGTGGCCTACAGAACCAAGTAAAGATTGAGCGAGATTCTCGCACTGACCGCAATAGCCTGTCTACCCTACCTCCTATCCTACATCCAGTTGGTCAAGCACCTACTGATTGGGGTCCAGGTCGTATGATTCCTTATCGCCGCAAGGGTGATTTGGACTTCGCTCCTACACCTCCACCTCCTACTGGCTCAATAGAAATGGAGTCAACATTACTTGACCTAGCTGACCGCTTGGTAGGACTGGACAACGAGGGTGCAATTAGTCAGATTCGCCAGCAGTTCTTAGTTGATAAGTTCCTTAGCCACACAGCAGAGGTTCTGCGTATGGCATTCAAATGCTTCCAACGCTTCGGACCAGATGAAATCTTTTTCCGTGTAACTGGTGTTCCAGATCCTCAGACTTTCGACAAGGGAAGTGCTGAAGAAAACTTCGACATTATGATTAACTTCGATGTGCAGAACACCGACCCTCAGACCATCGAGGCTAAGACTCAGCAATTCGTCGCACTGAATCAGTTGAACTCCAATAACCGTCTAAACGTAGATGCCCTATTGGATGTCATCGCTACCAGCATTGACCCAGTGATGGCCGATGCAATCCTACAGCCAGTAGAGACAGCGCAGGAGGAAGTGGTCAAGCAGGTCACTGACGACCTAGCTAAGATCTTTGCGGGTATCGAGATGCCGGCACGTCCAGCGGGAGCACAGATTGCACTGCAAGTAATCCAGCAGTACACTCAGCAGCCAGACGTAGCACAACGTGCTCAGACAGATCAAGCGTTTGGTGCTCGACTACAGAAGTACGTAGGTCAGTACACCTTCCAGATGCAACAATCACAGAACGCTCAGATTGGTCGAGTAGGTACAGCACCTGCACAGATGGGTGAAATTGATACTCAGAACATATAATGACACCAGGAGAATACGCAAACAGGCGAACCAAGGACCTACGGTCCAAGGAATACTACGATATGATTGCCCTCAATGAGGGTGTCAAACCAAAGGTATACAGGGACAGCAAGGGTCACAGGACCATTGGTGTTGGGTTCAACCTAGAAGACGCAGGCAACCGACGGATGCTAAAGAAGGAGGGTATCAATATCAATGAACTCTTCAATGGGCGAGAGCTTGACAAAAGGGAAATAAAGACCCTGTACAATCATAGCCTAACCCAAGCATTCAATGATGCTCAGAAGTTTGATAAGGGATTCGCTAAGCGACCTGAGTCAGTAAAGAAAGCAATTGTCGATATGTCATTCAACCTAGGTCTTACTAAGTTGAATAAGTTTAAGAAAATGCGTGAAGGTCTAGAAGCAAATGACTACAGCACAGCAGCAGATGAAATGGTTGACAGCGAGTGGTTCAAGCAAATCAAGTCCCGTGGTCCACGAACAGTAGGTTTAATGCGTTCAGCAGCTAAGTAATATGAATATACAAGACGATATCAACAGCTTGCACAGCTATGAATCCTTTGCCCGATTCATCAAGATGGTTCACGAACTCCGGGAGGAAACCATCAGTGAGATGCACGAATCATCCAGTGAGACTATCCAGCAGATTTCTGGTCGCATCATTACTTATGATCAGATCCTGCAAATGTCAGGCTGGGATAAGCTTCAATTGAAGCATTCCGATAGAATGTAAATACGTATGTTATAATGCACTCATCGCCTTCGCTCGGCGTTAATGAGTGGTAATAATATGACAGACGAAATCGAAACTGCTAACGCTGATGCAGACCAAAATTCAGTGGACAACAATAATATATCCGTCGAGGATTTCGCAATGCGGAGACTTGGGGAACTAAATCCTGTAGCTAAAGAGCCACAAGAGGAAGTAACCGAAGAAGCCGAGGAGCAGGAAACTGATGAAGTAACTGAGGGGGAAGCTGAGGAATCAGTCGAGACCGAGGAAGCCGATGAGGAGACCGAGGAATCCGAAGATGTTCTTTCACAGTTGGACTTGGACGATATGTCCGAGGGGGATTTGCGGGAACTAGCTGACAAGCTGGGTAGCCGTGCTGTAGCTCGATTCGGTGAATTGACTGCTAAGCGCAAGGTTGCCGAGGAACGTCTAGCTGTTCTAGAAGCTAAACTCAAGGAAAAACCCAACCCACTAGAAACAAAGAAGGTTGAAAATAACCCCTACAGTAACCTTGATTCTATCAAGAAGTTGCAGGACAAAGCAGGGGAAGTCGATCAAGTTGTTGAGTGGGCTGAGGATATTCTGTTTGAGAGTGATGGCTATGCCGCAGATGACATAGTAACCGAAATCGAAGGTAAGGAGTGGACAAAGAAGGACGTGCGACAGGCTTTATTGAAAGCCCGTAAAGCACAGAAGACTTTGCTTCCCGATCAACTCAAGAAGGTTCAGGCACAGATGGAAGGGGAACAGCTCGCTGATTCTTTCTCAGAACGTGCTAGAAAAGAACTTACTTGGTTGGAAGGTGAAGATAATGACTTACGTAAACAATTTGAAGCCACTGTAGGCGATGACCGTTTTAAGCAACTAAAGAAAGTTGTTAAACGTGAAGCACCAGAAGTAGCTGCACAATTGGATTATTGGTTCGCTCACGCTACTAACAGCATTTACGGACGTAAGCCCGTTGCTGCGCGTAAGACATCAGCAGTATTAAATCCTCCCAAATCAGCCAGTCCATCAGCTCCCAAATCAGATAAGGGTATGGGAAGAACAGCCAAGGCTCTAAAAGAATTAGAGGCTCGGTTCAAACAGACGGGAAGTGCAAACGATTTCGCTAACCTCAGAAAACTCAAAATGGCTTCTAGCCGATAATTCATTAACTAACTATACAATACTATGGCATTCTCTAATACATACGATACTACAAACACCGGTTCCGGTGTCTCTAACCGGGAGGACTTGACTGATGTCTTGACCATCCTGGCTCCTGAAGAAACTCCTATCCTTTCTTCTGCTAACAAGCAAAAAGCATCCGCAACTAAAGTTGAGTGGACTGTTGACGCTCTTTCAGCTCCTAGCACTGTTGGGATCGCCGAAGGTGCTGACGTGACCACATTCACTGACCAGTTCGCTGGCCGTGCTCGTCTTGGTAACCGCGTTCAAAAGTTCCGTCGGGACTACAAAGTTTCCGATCTGCAAGAAGCAGTCGACTCTGTTGGTCCAGCTAAAGTTGCTCAAGCTGAAGCTAAAGCAATCCGTGAACTCAAGCGCGACATCGAGGCAAGCCTTGCTTCCGCTAACACTCAGACAACTGAGGATGGTGCTGGTGCAGTCAATCGCCTTGGCGGTCTTGGTGACTGGATTCAAAATGCTGCTGGTTCGGCTAACGTACCTGCTGCGTTCCAAACTCCAGCTACAAGCATTGCTGACGTTACTGACGGCACATTCGCTGAAACTGAACTGAACGCTCTTATCTCTTCGATCTTCAAGGTTACTGGTTCTACCAACAACCTTATGCTCGTTGCTGATACAGCTCTCCGCCAAGACATCAGCGACTTCGCTCGCATCGGTGGCGCAAGTGGTGACTCGGTACGTTCGGTTAATTACGGTGGTGAAAGCGGTACTATCAAGCTTTCGGTTGATCTCTATCAAAGTGATCACGGCATCGTCTCTGTTGTAAACGCTAACCCTGACTGTATGCCAACACAAGCTGGTACTGCTGGAATGGCTGGCTACTTGGTGAATCCTGAATACTACGGTGTTCACGAACTCATCCCTATGGGCAGCTCTCGTCTACCAAATCTTGGTGGCGGCGAACGTGGCTTTGTTGATTGTGCTTTGACCCTCGGTGTTTACCACCCTGGTGCTCACGGTAAGATCGTCAGCGCAAGCTAAATAAATTCGGGGAGGGTCTGGTCCGATCCCAGGCTCTCCCCTTTTTTTTATACTTATGGATATCATTGTTCCTAATTCAAAGACTTACTCCGATGAGGAGATTGATCGTGCACTAATGCAGGAGATCCAAGATGGTCTCCAGTTGGAAAAAGCGACCGAGAAGGACCGCTACCAGCAAGCAGCTAAGGAAGCACATCAACTGAAGGGTACTATTCATCCCACCTTGGGACGACCAGTTGCCACAATGCCAGCGCGGGAATTTTTCCGACTGGTAAAGAAGTACGGTCAAGAGACTGTGCATTCTAAAGAATTTTTAAAGTACTACAATAAGAAGTTCCCAGAACTCAGCCCCAACAAAATCTAATGCAGACAAGAACTTACGGTGATCTTTTTAAACTGGCATCTGCCCTTATCGGAACAGGCGGTCAACTGTCTGACGGTGAGCAGGATCAACTCAGTCACTTTATCAACCGTAGGTTCTCTGAGATATTTAACGCAAGCCCCAGTTGGCCGCGTTATGTTGTCGTAGGTGAGCCACGTACAGTTACACCCGATCAGACTATCCAGACATCCGAGGATAGTTTCTATGTGTACGGAGCTGGGACTACGGAAGCCAACGGACTCTATGTCCGTAACGGCGATAGTCCCAACAGCCTCCCGGCGTACACACTTTACGATTCAGATGGAATTACCGTACTGTACAACATTTGGAGTGATGGTGGACCTCTTCTTGGCTGGTATATAACTTCGACTGCAATTGGTAATGGTGGAGATGTGCTTTACTCACAGTTTACAAGTCAACAAGGTGTCCCAGAATCCGGGTGGGCGCGAGTTGGCAATGGC